GGGATTGCCATGTCTTCAAGCGTCCATCCCATCTCCGATAGCCACTCTTCGTGGATCTGGTTGATCTGCGTGAGTCCATGATCTGATCCATTGAAGACTTCTGAATCGGCTGAGATTGACTGACAGCGCGATTCCTTCCACATGACGCGACCGAGGGTCTGCAGCACTTCTGTCCGATTGGGCCAGCCCATCTCTACGGCGAGCGGTAGCCATTCCTGACATTTGGTGTCGGGATCTATCTGGGCGAGCTGTACGAGCGTCGTAGTGGTCTCTAAGGGCTCATCGTAGATAGTCGCGTTCTCCTCTGCAATCATCTGAGCAATAAGGGCTTCTTGGTCTGCAATTTGCTCATCGGTCAAAGGGACGATCTGGACAGTCTGAGGAACTTTGATCGTGGTCTCTGGCGGTGACTCTGACGATGATCCGAAGACCACGACCAGACTGAAATACGCGAACGCCACAAGGGCGAGGAACTTGAACGGGTGCATTATGTGCCTCCAGTGTCGGGGCTCAGCTGATGCTGTGCTCTCTTGGCTCAAACAGTTGACCGAATGAGCGACGCAATGTCAAGTCATTCGGCGAAGATTCGAGCGAACGCTTCCTCTACCAGTTTCGGATTATCTGCCATGAGAGGCGAGATCTCCACATGAGTCCAGTCGGCTCCGGGTGTGCCTCCGTTGCGTGTGGCAGTCCAAGCCTTCCAAGCGTCACGATCGGAGCGGTAGCCTGCTCCCCACTTTGTGAGACCTGTCAGAGGGCACCCAGTGCCATCGTAAGCGTGGATCTCTTCAATGTTGAGAGAGTCTCTGTGAGTGAAGAGAAACTCCACAAGATCCTTCCGCTGGGCCTTAGTCCCTTTGAGGTCTGTCGCTCGCCATGTCGCATGAACGGACAGCGATGATCCTGATCGCATCGGACGGTTTGCATAGATGCCGATGTTCTTGACACCGAAGAGGTACTCACAGAACTCTACGAATCGCTTTGTGCCGGCGCGTGGTGTGGGATGGTTTCCATCTTTGTTACCTGTGTACGGTCTAGGACTCATCTTTGTCTCCCTTGTCTTTGAGGCCGTTACTGGCGAGGATTCCTGATAGTGCTCCGGTGAGGAAGAGCATCATTGGGGATAGTAGTGACCATGCACTCTCATCGTTTGGTGATACTTCTAGAGGTTGGATGACGAATAACAGTCCATAAAGCAGTGAAGCTGTGGAGATGACGAAGGTTGCCGAGAGTGTGATGCCGACGATGAGGATGAGTCTGGCCTTGATCTCTGAGTTGGTGTATTTCTTCACGGGTTGCACCTTGTCGCTGTGGGTTGGCTTTCGCAGTTGTCTCGAGTGCGGTCATTGCATCCAGTGACGACGAACATGAGGACGACGGCAAGAGCTGCGATCACGGCAAGAGTTTTCATGGTGTATCAGGGAAATCGGCTTCGGGTCCTGGTGTCCATGTGGCTGGGAAGTCTCGTAGGGCTTGACGGTAGGTCGCCCATGCTTCACGGTCACAAGTTGCGTCTGGTAGTTGTGTCCAGTCAGACTCTTTAAGTAGTCGGTCACGGTGGATTCGCATTCGTTCCAGCAGGTGTTCGTCTGGGATTGTGTCCCCGTCGAATGGTGTGGTCAGGTCTATTGTCATGGTTATACCGCCTCGTAACAAAAATTAATTCGAATAAAATCGCCGGCGGCCCATACAAAGGTTGTTGATTGGATTGAACCGGCAAGCGATGCGCCACCAGTACCTACGCCGAGTAATCGAGTGGTGGTATCGGTCGCTAACGAATTTTGAATTGTGGCAAAAGTACTCACGTCGATTGCGTGGGCGTTTCCAACATTTGTACCAGAAGCCAAAGCGGTAATCGGTAGTGAGTAAAAGTAGAAACCAGTCCCAGCGGCAATACCAGTGCCGTTAAATGTAAATGACGCTTGACCAACAACAATTTTGTTGACACGGGCATATTTACCCGAAGCAATTCCTGTACTCCCAAGATTAGGATTCGTTGTTGAGGCGGTAAGTGCAGGTGTGTAGGTTTCCCATGCGGCCCCGATGGTGTTAAGCGTCGCCGCAGTTAACACCTGCCCGCTAGTTGTTCCTGCTGTCCACTGTGTAGCCATAATTCTCCTTTACCAACCGAGACGGTCAGTGTCTAAGATACCAAAATCGGAATCATTAAGAAGGAACATCGTGTAGTACTCGGCAGGACTGAAAAAGAAAGTGAACTCGGTGCTACTAGGAGTCATGGAGACATTGATGCCTTCCATTTTCACTTTGACTGTGGTGTCCGATGCTGCACCGGGTACCCGATAGACCAAATTATTGATTGGTGTGATGAAGCCTTTATAGCTTTCAATCGCTGAGTCAAGAATGTCTCGGTCGGTTGCAATGTCTAGCACTGTTAATTCGAAGCGTGTTGATAGTGGGTCGCCTTGAGTGTTTGCCCTGAACTGTGTAAGTCCTGTCTGCTGTGTCAAGTTTGCGTCTGCTGAGGTTACCGATTCGGCAAATTTGCCGTAAGCAGTTGTGCTTGTGTCGTTTGAAGCTGTAACAGTTCCTAAAGTGCTACTGGTTTCTTCATAGTTAATTATGGACTGTCCAGCCCTAATCCTTTTGAATGTTTGATAGACAACGGTGTCGGCTGCAGGGTTTGGACCAAACTTTTTGTTACTCAAACCGATGACGTCACGACTATAGAGTTCACATCTTTGATATACCAAACCCATTGAAGCATTCTCGGTCAACTGGTTAATCTGGACTTTGTCAATAATTGAATCATCCCAAACGACAGCAGGGCTTGAAGACACGCCAGTTCCGCTAATTGACATACCCGAAGGTAATGGTCCTGTGAAGCCGGAAACATTGCTAAAATATTTGAGTTGCGCGATTGTCTTACCTGCAGGTAATGAAACGCCTCCGCCTAAAACTCTTGCAGCTCGAGCGAGCCAATCTTGACAGACGATCGTTGCGGTTGAGAGTCCAGTGTTGCCGGGATAATCTTCAAACTCAATCTCGTTGACATAAAAGTTCTGAACCCAAATATCGTTACCGGATGAATCATAATAGTCAAGAAAGATGAGATCATTAAGCGAGAATCCTGCGGCTTCGTTATTTTGGTTTTTGATAGTGATTACTAGGTTTGCGCCTGAGTAGTAGTCCTTGTACGAGTTCCGCAAATACATGTAATTTGCGGACATGACACTGGTCGTGAAAGTGTTACCAGTGGTTTCATTCTGGAAAATCCAGTCAATCTTTCCCATTACATTGCTCGAGTGGTAATTGGTATGGCTCCATTAAGTCGGACATACTGCTGAAGGGCTCTGACGACACTGTTTGGGTCGCCACCGTTCACATTTATTGTGATCGTGTTGCCTTGTCCGCCACCGAAACCCATGCTTGCAAGTTTGGAGAGAGGAATGATCGCTTCGGGTTCGCCACCTTCGCCGATCATTGCGATCTGAGGCGAGGTCACGATTCCGCCTTCAGCTAGCCGGTTCAATCTAACTGGCGGAATTTCGCCGAAGTTAACCCAAGGCCCTGCTGCACTGTCAATTCCGTTGAGGATAATATTCAAGCCTTTGATAGCGAAGTTAAGTCCGCCTTCTAGACCGTCAATGACTGCGTTGATTACGCCTTTGAACGCTTTGCCGATACCTTCAAAAATCTTTCCAGCGAGATCTTTGAGTCCGTTGAATACATCCATTACTTTATTTTTAAAAGCGAGGATGCCTTCGTAGGCTTTATTGAAGGGCCACATAATGAGGTCTAGGACTGCTCTGAATGCTGTGCCAATCCATTCAATCATGTTGCCAAGGAATGCAACGATTTCGTCTTTGTATTTGATGATTGCGAGAACGGCAAGACCAAACGGTCCTGTAATTATTGCGAGCAGTAGAGGCCAGTTATCTTTAACCCAATTAAAGACGACTTTGATCGCTCCCCAAAGTGCCTCGAACCCTGTTTTCATTACTTTAACAGCGACTCCGAAAATGTTGAATTTGAGTTGTAGTGCTACTAACGCTGCGACAACAGCGACGATCAAGATCGCTCCAGAAGCAACCCAGAGGGCTGAGAATGTTGTCGTGAGTGCTGTGTTGAGGGCTGCGGTAACTGCTGTGAGTGTGTTGTAAATTGCTAGTCCAGTATTTAATAAGAGGATTGATGTAGCTATGACAGCGATTGCTGTTCCGATACCTACGATTACACCAGTGTTATTTTTAGCAAAATCTGCAAACTCTAAGAACTTTGGTAAAAGTTTTTCAACAAGAGGGGCGACAGCTTCGCCGATGGACTCTTTCAGTTCGCCCATCTGAATCCCAAGGTTCTTAATCTTGCCCTGAGTGGTGTCGGCTGCGGTAGCTGCTTGACCTGAGAATGTCTCGCCCATAGCTGCGAACACTTCGTCAACTGAAGCGCCACTATCAATTAGATCGGCAAGTGCTGGATCAAGTTTTTCCAATGGCCCGAGATTGCCGTTAAACGCTTTTGAAAGTGCATCGGCGACAGTGCCAAGATCTTTACCTGTACCGGTTGAAACATCTAATGCGAGACCGAGCAATTCTTGAGCTTTGGTAATATCGCCAGTGCCTCGAACTAGCGAGTCAAGTGCAGGGCGGAGTTCATCGTCGGCGACAGCTGCAGCCATTGAAGTGCTGGAGATGAAGTCCTCTACAGATTTGACTTGAGTGTCTGATGCTCCGGTGACATTCTTGAGAGTGCCCGCAAGTTTTTGGGCTGCAGCATCATCCTCAGCGAACGCTTTCACCGCGTCAAGAGCGACAGCGCCGATCGCTGCAAGAGCGAGCCCTGCTGGCACTGCAGCTTTCTTGATAGCGAACGCTGCCTTCTCGCCCTTGGTCTCCAGTTTTTTGAAGTCGGTAATGGCTTTGTCAATGCCGGCAGGATTCCATTCGCTGATGATTGGGAGGTTGATAGCCATTAGCGCTTCACGATCCTCTTGTTAGTTTCAGCCATTACTTCTTGAACGATCATGTCAACTCGCCGAGTGATCTCGTCCAGATAGTCATCAGAGCGCGCCCACATGAACCGTGAAGGGCTTCGGAGTTTGCTAGTCAGATCGTCGGCAAAATTGGGTCGAGCGCGTAAAGGGTTCTTGTTCCGTGTCTGGTTAGGGCCTCGTCCTGCCATGTCGGTCATTGAAAGAGCTGCACCTTTGGCGGTGATCTTCACTGTCCCGATGGACTCGTACTGTGCTCCTGCGCTGAGGTTGCGTTTGCGAGCCTTGCGCGTGTCCACTTTGACGACGACATTCTTTGACTCGTTCTTCCATGCTGTGCGTCCGTTGTGCTTCTGTCCTGTCAACGGTGGCGACGACGGAATAGAGTCCTTGATCGCAGAGACCAGAGGATCCATCGCGGACTTCATGTCCTTAGTGATCTGCCGACGAAGAGCAGGATCAACCTTCTGGATCTCACGGAGAGCCTGCTTCAATCCGTCATACTCAATTCCGATTGATGCAGCCATCATTGCTTCCGTCTTTGTTCATTGATGATCTGAACGCAAGTCGCCAAATCATCTGTCTCGAATGTTATGTGCGGAGGCCAGAACCCAGTCTCAACTAGCAGAGCTGCTAGTTGTCGCCGGAAGCCTCCTGCGTAGGGACTGCGGATGCAGTCTCCACGACTTCTAAATCTTCCAATTTCTTGACGAACTCATCAAATGAGATCGGGACTGGATGACCTTGCTGTTTACTGGCCTCGTAGGCCATGAAGGCTAGATCTTCCATCCCGATCCCGTTCGCAAGATCTGAAGCTCGTCGCTTGAACTTACGCTCCCACGAGATAATCACGAACAGGTTCGTGACTACTTGGTAGGTCTCGCCATCGGCAAGTCTGACACTGAGTGTGAGTTTCATGGGTTCTCCTTAGTCGGGGTTCGGATTACTTACTAGATCAGGTGATGTCGCGGACGAATGATCCGCCCATGAAGGTCGCCTCAACAACTGAGAGCTCACCAACTGCTGCCGAGATCGGAGTCACGGTCGCCAAGTAACAACCTGTGAGCGTGTACTCAGGATTCGAGGCTGATTCGGTTGCGCCGGCAGGGCTGATGACAATGGTGGATTCGACACCGAACAATGTGTTCAGCATTGTTTCAACTTCGGTCGCGCCGTAACTCTGGAACAGTGTGAGCGTGAGCTCATTGCTGTAAAGCCCAGCGGTGAAGGTGCGTGAGGTTTGGCCGAAGGCCGTGTTCTCAAGTGCTTCAGCGGTGAGCGTCAAGGTCGCTGCAGAGCAGTGATCGGTGAGCGTCATCGCCGAAGGGCTTGTGACGGTGACGGTGGGGTTCGCTAGATAGGTGACTGTTGCCATGTTGTTTGTCCTTTATACGCGGCTTGTGCCGATTCTTATTGTGAGGTCATAAGCAGGTAGCTCGGCAGATCCGATTTGGGCGATCGTAGGTCTGCCAGAGATAACTGCGAGAGAGGAGTTCATTAGTTGATCAACGACTCCGAGTATGTAGTCCGTAGTGTCTTGGTTGCCGGGTGGCGCGCCCAACACTCGGAGATCAATCGTGATGTCCGCCGTTTGGTTATTGAACGAACTGAAAGTAGGAAGCTCAATGAATACAGTAAGCGGTCGAGCGTTCCGAGGGTCAGTGACCGGCACAAGGCCGAGAGCTGTGATCGTCGCTGAGACAGCGTTGATCGTGTCTGTGAAGATGCCTGCCATCTCATGCCACTTGCGATCTCTTGATGCCGAGCAACTGGTTGATTCGACCCATTGAAGCGACAGGTGCGGAGATGTTCATGTCTTGAAAACTATTGAAGGAGTCCAAACTTCCGCGCTCACGGTACAAGCTTGCAGCCATGAGCACGACTCCAGCTTTAACTGCAGCATCAGGGACGGTCGTGAGACTGTCGTGATAGCCGGCCTGAACTCTGCGTTTGAATGACCATGCATTTGAAGCGTTAACTGATGAGGTCATGAAGGCTGTGTCGTTGGCGGTCGCTCCGCTAATGCCGAGAAACTCGGTGAGATCGCTGACTGTGATCCATGTGCAGGTCTGAGTCCAGACGAGCGAGCCGACAGGATCTGCAGCTGATCGTGGAAGGTCGTCGCCGACATCGTTGAAGAGCAACTGGTTCGGAATGATGACATCCGAGTCGAAAAGGTAGTCGCCTTCTTCGTCAATGCCGATGAACAAATAGGTCGGTACTGCATAGACAATGTGTGAGCCGTTGAGGCCATGTCCTAGACCTGAGAGCGTGATCGTTTGACCGATCGCGATGTCAGTGTTTTCAAGAGTCTGAACGACGGCAACATCTGACAGACGCTGGTGATGCGTGACTGTAAATGTTGCCATCGTTCGTTCTCTCTACTCGTCTAGTCGGTTCAGGCTCGCTTGACGAACTTCGTCGCGTCCATCATTACGGAGGAAAAGTACCCTCTGAACTTTATGACCCTACCGAGCGCACCGTCACTCAGATCCACAGAAACGGCTCCGCGTTGCTGTTCCCAGCATTCGAAGCCAGTGCTGTCACCGACATAAAGGTTCTTTCCGCCTGCAGCGACCAAGTTACGGTCAACCACGAGCGACAAGCCGAAAGCGTTGCCGTTAAAGGTTGAGGCCGATGCGCCGGTGCCGACTGCGTTCTGTGGGCCGACATTCGGGAACAACGGACGACCAGCATCGTCCACAAGTGCTCCGAGTGACGCGTAGTACGCAGGTGACATCACGAGCACATTGGGCAGGTTGCCGTTCGAGTTGGTCAAGATCTGCTCTGCTGAGTTGTAGATGAACGCTACCCAGTCGGCAGGTGTTGATCCTGAGGTCAATGCTTCGGTCTGGGTGACTCCTGCTTCAAATGTTGCACAAGCTGCGACATCGGTAGCGTTCGCGTAGATGCGAGCCATGTCGTCAATCAATGCACCGAGAACTTCGGGCGAGGTGAAGTCCATTGACTCTTCGGACAAATTGACATAACCGCCGTACAAGGCTTTGGTGATCTGAATGTCGTCCACGACAAAAGTGCCTTGATCGAGTGCGACGAGTTCGCCGTTAGATGCGCCGATGGTCGTGTGCGTGGTGACCTTCGGACGGATGAACACCTTGCCCGATGCTGGCATCTGGCGAACGCCCATAGCGGTGATCAATGGGCGATAATTGGGTACAAACGAGTTATAGATCGGCGAGATGAT